TATGCTATCACCCAAGTTGAACCAGTAGGTATTGTGACTGATACCCCTGAGTTAATTGTAATCGCACCTGCTGTAAAAGCATTGTTGCCACTTGTAATGCTATAGTTACTACTGATTGTGTGTGCGTGTTCGTATAAACCTTTGGTTGTGGTATTAGCATCCGTATCTAAAACTGCCCAAGAAGCTGCTGATCCATTCGTTGTTAAATATTTTCCACTATTGCTAGACTGTGAAGGTAAAGCATCTACCTCTGCCCAAGTCATTCCACCTGTATTACCTGATTGTGCTGATAAAAAATAACCATTAGTAGGTGTGTTAGATACTTTAAGATTAGCTTCATCTACTATGTTATCTGCAATAACCGTAGCACCATCTGCTGTAGATGTAACCTCACCACTATGGTTAGGGTGTGTGTAATTATTTGCACTTGAGGCTATTCCATCTAGTTTAGTACCATCTGTTGCTACATCTCTACCATCAAAGGTAGAATTAGTCGTAATAGCACCTGTCATTGCACCGCCAGACTTAGGTAAAGCAGCATTTGCAGTTGTATTTCCTGTTACACCTGTAGCAATATCAGTATTGATAGAGTTTGCTAATTTGTCTGCTGTAACTTGATCATCAGCAATATGTGCTGTGTCTATAGATCCATCAACATAATGTACACTATCAATACCATTTTCTAGTGCTGTTTTAATTTGTGCTGTAGATACCACACCTGTTTGCCCCACAACACTTGTTACTGCATCTGTAGGTGTTGCTAATAATGTATAGTCGTTCATATCCCCTGCTGAACCACCATTGTGCATATATGTTTTGTTTTCGTCAGATCGTACTACAACATCGCCCTCTTGAGCAGTAAGTGCTAAATGTGCTGATTGATTTGCAGCAGTTTGTACTGTAGTAAGTGCTACTGGAGCAGCAGATATGGTAGCACCAGATTTAGTAATACCTGTACCTGCTATGATAGCATTAGCAATTGTTATTTTTTTACTTGTACCACCATCATTAATTAATAATTCTTCTGCCCCATCTGGCGTAGTTAAAGCTGATAAAGCTGATATTTTAGTTGTTGCCATTAAGGATTCTCCGTTACAATGTAGTTAGGCGTAGCTGTATTAGAACTTTCTGTTGAAATAAAATACCCACCTTGTTCAATTTCTATTTCTCTTTCTGGTGATTCAGTTGGATCAAAATCTCTTTGCCATTGCCTTCTATTTAAAAGCATACCAATAGTTTTTTTCTTTTTCCAGAACATTTTAGCCATTATCTAAACAACTGCCTTCTTTTACCTATAGCCTGTCTTGCAGCTAACTCTTTAAGTTCGTCTTTTATTTCTTCAATAAGAGGCGAATATTTTGTAACCACTTTTGCACTTGTTCTTTTGTTGATTTTGTTTGAAGGCGTACCCACATACGAGCCACCTTGCTTTCTAACACGAGATTCGCTTGGAGTTTTTGTAGACTTGTGGTTATATTCATAATCTGTTTTTTCTGTTTTATTGGATTCGTTGTGTGTTGGTAAATTTTTACCATTGTAAGTTGGTGCTTTACTTTCTGATTTAACACTTTCTAGTTCTTCATCTTCATCTGTAATTCCATCAAGCATATTCATTAATTCATCAAGTTCATTTGCAGGTTCAGGATCATTAGCAAATTTAAGAGCATTTTCTTTTAAAAATTCTTCTATAGATGGACTATCACTATCATCTTCATCATAATAATGTGAATAGCACTCTGTCAACATTTTTGACCATATATCATGTATTTTTGCTTTAAAACGATCTATTTCAAGCAAATCGGTCGAGTCTGAGTCTGTTGTATTACTAAATATGTCCATTAAATTTATCCTTGCTTAGTCTTTTCTTTTCTCTTTGAGTCCACCTAGTGCTTTCATACCCAAAACTAGGTCGTAAAGAGTTAATTGAATATATTCTTTCTGCGTGTTGACCACATTCAGAACACTTAATTCCTTTTTGCATATCTGTGTACGATATGTTTTCTTCTGTTACATGGTTTTTTTTACACTTAAAATCGTAAAAAGGCATTATTTAAAAGTTTCCATTATAGTTGGTGCAAATGCAACCATTATCCAAGATAAGATACCAACTGCAAATAAACCAACTAGCATCCACTTCATTTTAAAATCATCGACAGTCATTTTAAAGCCAATTATTTCGTTACCCAATATTCTTACAGATATTTCAAGTTTGCCTTCTTCGTCTTGCATATGACTTTAATTAATTCAGAATAACCCCCTCGTTAAAGGGGGCTACAACTTAATTAACTATTAAGTTCCTGGTACAACAAACGCAACACCAGCATCATTACGAAGTTCTGCAACTCCATAAATAGTATCTGAAGTGAAAAGATCACCTAAGTACTCTTGCTTGTACTGTGTTTGTGAGCGTACACCAACTTGCTCGGCTAGAACTAGAGCATCTTTGTGCATCAAAGTACCAACTCTATCAGCGCCAGAGTTACCTGCTGCTGAAGGGCAGTTACTAGAAATAAACACATCAACACCGTAGATTTGACCAATCTTGCCTGTACGGATAGCATCACCAGAACCAATGAACTGCTGCTCTGTGAATCTATTGATTCCTAGCATGTCATTAGCACAGATAGGTGGTACAACCATTACACGACTGTCCATTGGTACATCTGCATCATCAAGTGTAAGAATCATTCTACGAATACCAGCATCTGTGATGTCGGCAGCGTTAGATGAGTTACCTGTGTAATCAGTAGAACCATTAGAGCCAATTACTGCTTTCTCGAAAGAAGCTGCTGCTGCTCCACCTACTGTACCACCTTGAAAACCTTCAGTTAAAGCAAATAGATCAGTATCTACTTGTTTAGCTAAAGCATAACCAGCATCGTCTGTGTAGAACTTACGCATACTTGCTAGTGCTTGTACTTCTGCAATATCTTCAATTAGCTTTGAATACTCATAATGCTTATTGATAGATACTGTGACAGCAGTATTAGTTGCTGCTGATAATGTTACTTGTGTGTTTGCTGCTTTAGCACTTGCACTTCCTCTTGCCGGGACTGGGATATATATAGTATCGCCTTTTTTGCCCTTATGAGAAAGTTTAGTTACTAGGTTAGCAACCACTAGATTTGACTTATATGCACCTATTACTTCATCGCTCCACAACTCGGGGATGAAGTTATTAGCTACGGAAGTCGTTACTTGGTTTGAACCCAAAGCCATTTTACTTCTCCTATTATAGTATTATTATTTGACCCTTCCTTCTGCATATGCTTCCTGAATTTCATCAGCAAGTGTTGCATATCGGTTAGGATCTGTTACCTGTAGATTGATTAAATCTGCTCTACGGTAAACCTTCTTTCCACCTACGGAATCTCCCGATGATCTACTTTCAGAACTTGTTTGTTTCATAGCTTTTTGAATTTTAGATTTTTCTTCAGCTACTGCTTCTTGAGTTGCACCAGACATTTGAGTCTGCGAGTACCAATCAAAAAGTTCAATTGCTAAATCTGACCTATATTCTGTATCAGCTTTACGAAACATTTCTGTTCTTGTTGCACTATCACCAATAAATTTTTGAAAAGAAGTATCTGCAACAGTTTTTTGCCAATCTGGGTATGCCTTGTCTAAGGATTCCAAATTATGCTTTTGCATGTTGCCCATTCTTTCTTCTCTGGCCTTTATAACATCTGGGTGGTTTTCTATGGCTTTGTTCACAGCCGAAACTGGATCATCATAGAAGTTATCCTCCTGTATTACAGGTTCCTCTGGTGGAGTAGCTTCATTAGCTTTATTTTGTGCCTCAAGTAAACTTTGTACTAACTTTCGTTGTTGGCCAAGTTCATCAGCCTGTCTACTCATTAGTGATTCAGCTTCTTGCTGCATCTTAATAACATCTTCCATGGATTTACCAGCATACTTTGCAGGAATCTCGGGTTCAGGTTGTTGAGTTTCCTCATTCTGTACCTCTTGTGTTACTTGTTCATCCTGTGTTTCTGTTATTGGTTCACCTTGTAAGGGTGCTTCATCTACTACTATACTTTCACTCATTGTGTTCTCCGCCCTCTTCAGGGTTGTGAAGTTTGAATTATGTTGAATTTCCGTCTTGGAGTTCTTCCAACGCTAGGTTTGT